ATACCCTCGGCTATTGCCTCATCACCGAGGAAGTGCATCACGAAGCTATTGCATTCTTCCCGAAGATGGACCCTAACAAAACCGTACCGGAACTCTCCATCGGTTTGAAGCGTCGGCGAACTCTGCTCTATCCACGCAACACCTACAAATCGACGCTCGATCTCGTCTTCTGTGTGCAACTCATACTGAATTACTTTATGACCATTGGCATTCTCATTCTCTCTGGTTCAAAGGAACTCTCCTTTGCGTTTGTCGATCAGGTAGCAAGTTTCTTCATCCGGGGCGGGCGCTCGACGACGCTCTTTCAGGCGCTCTTCCCCGAGCTTTGCGTAGACCGCTGGAAGCCCTCGGGGTGGTTCACCACGGCGCAGCGCCAGCGCGAGCCCGAGATCATCGAGCCCGCGATATGGGCGAACTCGCTGGAGTCATCGACGACCGGATGGCACCCGGACGTGCTGATCTGCGATGACGTGAACAACAACCGCAACTCGCGAACCTTCGACTCGCGGGCGCGGCTCACGAAGGACTACAAGCTCGTCCGCAAAATTCTCAAGCCGACCGGCATCGAACTCAAAATTGGGACCATGTATGGTCCGGGCGACATCTTCAACGACGAGGTGCTGACCGCCCGCCCGGGCAGCTACGAGCGCGTGTTGAAGCCCGCGATGCGACTCAAGAGCGGCGAACGCCTCGATGCCAACGGCTTCCCCGATGAAGACGAGGTAGAACTAACCCTGCCGTCGATTCTGAGCTACGAATTTCTGCGCGAGGAATACGACGCCGACTTCCCGAGCTTCATGTCGCAGTACATGCTCGACAGCTACGGCGCTGCCGAGATCATCTTCGGCGAGCGCGAGATGCTGGAGGCGATGGTGGAGGAGTCAAAGGTGCCGCTCGAAGGCAAGCATCACATCGCCTTCCGGCTTCCCTGCCGGTCGAAGAAATGGGCTACGCTCTCAGGCGCAGTCGGCATCATGAGCAACGGGCGCATGTTCATCATCGACATCGTGCAGGGCCACTTCAAGCCCTCGGTTATGGCGAAGCGCATACACGATCTCGCCCGCGAGTACGGCCTGCATCGCATCAGCATCGAGGAAAGCCCGGGCGCTCGCCTCTATCAGAGCGCCATCGACAACTACGCGCTGACGACGGGGTGGCCGCTGCAAATCTCGTGGACGATCTTCGAGGAAGACGACGGCGACCGCGACACCCGCATTCGCAACATGGAGGCGCTGATCGCGGGCGGCAGGCTGCTCTTCTCTACCGGGGTGAAGACGAAGCCGCTGACGACGGGCTTCATCGAGTACGGCATGATTCCAGAATCGGGCCTGCCGGATGTTATCTCGCGGGTCGCCGACAACCTGCCGCACTCCATCGCCGCCGAAGAGCACAACGACGCCGAGGCGTGGCAGATGCTACAGCAACGCGATCTCTACAACATGGTCTACCAGCGCGGCCCCTACGCGCCTGCGGAACTCGAGCCCGAAGAGATCGCCGCCGACGAGCCCGCCCTCGAAGATCAGCGCTACACCGAGCACGGCCTTGAAATATGCATCCCGGGGCTCGAACGCTGATACTGTGTAGTCATGGATGGCAAGATTCGACCGCTTCGCATCTGGATATACTTCGCGGCAGGGCTAGTGAGTGGCGCTTATATCCACGGCCTAAGCCGTGATCGCATGGCCCCGGTCCTCGCAATTGCGGCGTTCGTCGTGATCGCCGACATCATCTGGCCGGTGAAGCGCAGTGACAAAACCCATGAGGACTACACGCCGGTAACCCTGTCATGGGAGTTTTCACTGGAGAAGTTTCTCAAGGGCTTCCGCAAAAAGCCAACCCCGCCCGATGTAAAATAAGCGAACCGCAACCGCTTTCCGGTCGCCACGGTCACAAAGCACCGAGCCTTCCCCTGATGTCGCCGATGGCGATAATCAAGAGAAAAGCCCCGGCGCTGAGACGCCGAGGCTTTTCGGAAAGGGTAAAACGATGAAGGTCAAAATCCTGATCTCCCTCGATAGTACCACGGTGGCGGCGTTGCTTTCGCTACTGTGGTACTTACTGCAATAGCGAAGGCACAACGAAGGGCTCCCTCCGGGGAGCCCTTTTGTATGGCGTAAAAAAAGCGAAACCTGTAACTATCCACAGCGCAGGGGTTTGCAAGATTGTGAAAAAAGGGTTACGGTATCCCCCTATAAACGAGCGTTAGCTGCTCCATGTACTTGCGGGCCGATGGTGACCTCCCCAAAATCACCCGAACCCCGCTCTCCCAAAAGATGTTGCGTGGAGTGAGCTAATGCCAAGCCCCCTGCTGGCTGACGGTAATCCGACTGCCCCTGTTTACCCGCAGGATGTGACCACGCCTGCGACGTACTCGCCGGACCCGAAGTATACCGACGCCGCCGCGCTCTCCATCGTCACGCAGGACTTCTCCGCAGCGAGCGAATGGCTGAATAACAAGTTATGGGTTTTGCACTGGAGAGAATCGGATACCCTCTACCAGAGCCCGCGATCACAAGCGGTGTTTGAGGGCTCATCGGTCGCGAGATCGAATGTGTCGCGTTTCAATGTTGCCAAGCAAGTAAACTCTATCGCCCCGGCCTTGAACGGGGCGATTTTTTCTGAGGCAACACCCTTCGAGATCAGGCCGCGCCCGAACGTCCACCAAAACACGGCGCGGGGGTGGAAAGAACTGCTCGGCATCCTGCTCGACCTTTGCGACTTCAAGCCCGAACTGAGCTACGGCGACGAAGGCATGGTCAATCAGGGGACCGCCATCTACAAGATCGGGTGGGAGGAGTACACCGAGTTTGAGACGAGGTGGGAACGCAAGGCAGCGCCGCAGCAAATCGACATGCCCCTCGGCGGTCCTCCGGTCCTGATCTTCACCAAAGAAACGGACGAGTTTAAGAAGGTCAAAAAAGAGGTGACGCGCAAGCGCCCGACCTTCGAGAAGTGCGAACTCGGCACCGTATTTCCCAATCCGAAGTGGAAGTCGCCTAACCAGATGTGGAAGGCAGGATGGGTGGTACAGGAGTTTTATCTCAGCTACGACGACCTAAAAAAGCTGCGGCAAAATCCCGACTACGACATCCCCGACGACGAGACGCTGCGCTTCATCTTCACCTCGGGCTACGAGACGACCGAGAACGCGAACATCGTGAACGACACGATGACCTCGAATGCGAGCGTTCACCACGCCGAGCAGGATGACACCGATCAAAGCGAAGACCCTCTGCTCAAGCCCATGCAGGTGCTCGAATGGTGGTCGAAAGACACGGTGCGAACCGTGCTACAGGGCAAGGTGGTCATACGCAACGGCGCTCACGAGCTAGGCTGCATTCCCTTCCTCAGTGCGAACTTCTGGAACATCGAGAATGCGGGCTTCGGCATGGGCGTGGGACGTGTCGCGGGAGCCGATCAGCGCATAGATCAGGGCGTCACCAACGGTGCGCTCGACATCATCGCCTATGCCGTGCAGCCGGAGTATGCCATCGCTCGCGGCGCAAATGTTCCGACACAGGAGCAGCGCCGACGCCTAGGCGGCATTCGCCTTGTGGACGGGAACGACGCGACGAAGGCTGTGGCACTGGTCCCACAGCCCGTCGTGCCGCCCGACGCTTGGCGAGCCCTACAGGTATCCAATGCCACCGCCGACGCCACGACCGGCGCAGATCAGGCGGCAGTGCAAGGTGTCCTCCCCGGACGCGGCAGCAGCGTGGGGCGTTCCGGTACGGGCGCTGGAATGCTCCAAGCTGCATCACAGGGACGGCTGCAAGCGCCTGTCGAGCGCGTCATCGACGGCGTACTCATCCCCTTCCTCAAATTCCTGTGGAATCAAGTGAAGCAGCGCATGACCCCGGCAGAGATTCGCACCCTGCTCGGCACCACGCTCGCCGAGGCAATCTTCATCGACTTCCACGACTTCTACAACGCCGATCTCAAGTTCGATACCGTCGCCGGGACGCGGCTCGCGGCCCGCGCTCGCATGGCACAGTCGCTTCCCTTCCTGCTCGAAATCTTCGGCAATCAGGCCATCGTGCAACAACTCGGGCAGGTAGGATGGAAAGTTAATGTGCTCGAAGTCGCAAACATGGTGATGGACGTAAGCGAGTGGAAGAATCAACGCGATCTCGTCGTCCCCATGACCGATGAAGAGAAGCAGTCGATGCAACAGAGCAACCCGGAGGCGATCAAGGCGCAGGCGGCGCAGCAGGCGCTACAGCAGAAACATCAGAACGACATGGAACTCGAAGATCAGAAGATTCAGGGACGAATCGCCGCCGAAAGTGTAAAAAACACTGGTAAGAAACTGATCGAGTCACCGCTCGAACGCGCCTCGAACTTCGCGCAGCGCACCGCCGACGAGCACACGCTTCAACAAAGCCCGTACTTCCAGCAGGGAGGCTAAGTAATGGGAGCCAGTGAGCACTTCATGCCGATCATCCCGCGCCACAGGCGTGTACTCGAAGAGCTACGCCTACAGCAAGCGAAGGATTATCTCGGCGGTATTGGCATCGGCGCTCTGCGCGATGAAGACGACCCCTTCACCATCGACGAACTGCTCACCCCGCTCATGCAGCGCGGGCTCATCGAGGACTTAACTTCCACCGATCTCGGGACGGGCGGCAAATACTTTGTTCGCATCACCTCGCTCGGCCTGCGCTGCCTCGGCCTCGGCGTGATGCTCAAGCAGCCGCGAGCGACGACCGAG